AAAGAGTGAAGTGAACTCACTTGGGTCTGTGATTGAATCTAAACCCATTTTTGTGAGGTCAAAAAGCATTACGTTTTTAATCTTGATGGCAGAGAAGTTTGATGTCGCATTGGACAGTATTCTAAATTGCCATTCGCCAGTAGTAGCCGACCATTGGATAATTGCAGATGCTCTCTTGAACGATGAAGATGCATCATAGTTTGCGGAACTCTGTCCACTAATATTAAAAGCAATCTGCTCGCTTGATTGGTATTCAAAAGCATAAAGGTATTTGTGGGTCTGCACCATTGATACATTGGAGAAAACACCACCACCTTGTGCCGAAGCCGTGAACGTAAGCACATTGTTCGCAACTGAATTGATTGTCGCAGAACCTCTTACCGCCCATCTGCTACTATCTGCAAAGTTCCCGTTTTGTACTAACTGATTCCAATTTAAGGTATTTCCCTTGATTGACTCTATCGTGCCAGTTCCGTTCTCCGTAGTAGGAGTCTGTCTATATGTGAAATAGTTATTATCAATTCTTGCCATAAAACCTCCTAGATTGTAGCGAAACTGTTCTTAAAGCGAATCTTAACCGTTCCGTCAAAGGTATCAATGTTACCCGAAGTGAAAGCGAATTGTGATTGCCCGACCTTCAATTTAAGCCAAGTCAAGTAAGACTGTCCGTTTGCGATAGTAAAGTCTTGATACTGTTCGGGATTTGTAACAACACTTCCGTTCTGCTCCAAGTAGATGCTCTCTGTTCTTTCAACGGAATCAATTTGAACGTAGTCATATGTTCCGTTGATTTTACAGATTCCATAGGTCTCACCGCCTTGGGTGAGAGAGAATTGAGGGTTTTCCACTTCACCGATAATCTCTAAAATGAAACCGACATCATCCGTTCCGTTGTTGTTGATTACTGAATTGGATAAGTTAGTTCCTGCATAGTGATAGTCATAAACTAAATCATGGAATTTTCCTTCGTCTAATGGATTGTTGTTGAAGACATAGACTTCATCTTGGTCGGTCAACCACTCTGTGAGTCGGTGGAATGTGACGGGGCATCTTAAAATGCCGTCTTGCCCGACTTCGGATTTGTCCAATTGGGTGAAGATGATGTCGCAATGGTAACTCAATAGGTTATTAGGAGTTTTGTAGTGCAACTCCAAAGGCTTGTACTTGGCGAATTGGACGAATTTTTGATAGGATTCGTACTTTTCGCCGTTGGTGTTGCCCATGAATAATAATTCGCCTTGGACATCGGTCAATTGGAATTGTTGGGATGTGACGAGTTCGGAATTGCCTACGGTGATCTTTGAATATGTTCTCCTGAATCCAAGACCTTGCGGTGTGTTCAGAAAGACATCAAGATTCTCTGTGAAGTCATAACGATTCCCTAATGCATTGATCATCCAGAATTTTCTATAGTCCATTAGCGAATTCTCCTTCCTAGTTCTTCGTTGATGTCATCAGCTAACCATGATGCCCATGATCTGACATCATCCCTTGTAACGTTATTGGCGGTTACGTTGAAGTTTGCATTCAAGGATATGCCACCGCTCATGTAACCACCGGAATTTAAAGCACCATATCCGCCTGACCATCCCGGAGTCCATGAATCTCCGCCTATGCTCCAATCGGTAGAGTTATAGTTTCCTAGCATCCACTTAAACAGGCCTTCGTTCTTGATCTCTCTCAATGCATCTCTTATTGAGACAACGAGATCCTTAACGAATTCAACCGCTTTTGAGAATGCCCATACAATGCCTTCAACGATGCCGATCTGTGTAGCCAATTCTCCTAAAGCCTTTAAGGTTTCCCATAGATCTTCCACCATCTGTCCGATCTTTTCAAACCATTCTTTTGCTTCATCACTTGTAAGGTAGTCTACGATCTGGTAGATGAAATCAAGGAATTCGTCCTTATTATCGAACAGCCATTGAAGTAGGTTCGTTGTCAGCTCTTGAAGAAGCGGAAAGATCTCCTGAACGAAAGTGACCTCTAATTCAGACATCAATTCGCCTACTTGCTCACGGATATCAGCGAAGTATTCCGATGCTTGGAACAGAACTCCAGCATCCGTCAAAGCCAGAGCCTCGTTGATCCCACCGATAGAGGATTCTATTACATCGTTAAGAACGGCAACTCTTTCAAGTTCATCACCGTACTTCATGATGTACTTTTGCGATTCATCGAAACCATAGCCTAAACGAGTAAGACCGGAATAGTCACCATTGGCAAGTGCTTTGCCCAATGTTGTAGCAAGGTTTCTCACAGAGTCTGCACTCGCATCCACTCCGTACTGTTGAGCTGCCATATCCGTTAATGCATCTGTAAGACCTTCAATGGCTTCTGCGGATTCCACATATGTGGCTAATTCCTGATAGGCGCTTGTTATGGCTTTGGACGATACAACACCTTCCTTCTGCTTCTGCTTTGCAAGTTTCTTCAAAGCTGCGATTTGCTCATCCGTAGCATCTGCCGTATTTCTTATGTTGGATTCAAACTGTTTCTCATAGACATCTGCTTCACGGAATTCTTCCGCCCACTTATGTAGTTCTGATGGAATCTGCCGTAAGGTATCCGCCATCATCTTCAGACCGGACATGATCGCATCACTTAAAAGATTCGCAGAGATCAACGTTCCCAGAGATACGGCTTCATGACCAGCATTCCTTAACGTTTCACCGAACCCTTCGGCAGATTGTGTAACTTGATCAAGGCTTTCGCCATTCATCTTGTTGATCTCGTTGGTGCATTTGTTCAATTGTGTTTCTGCTTTACGAAGTTCATTGTTGAATTTCGTCCATTGATCACCACCGACATCAGATTCATCCAGCTTGGAAAGTTCTTCTCGATAATAAGCAACTTTTTGGGTAAGAAGTTCTTGCTCTTGTCTTAATGCCTTGAATTTGTTCTTCAATGCATCAACATTGGACGGATCTATTTTCAGATCACTCTTGAAACTGTTCAGTTCTGTCCTTGTGAGCCTTAAACCCTTGTTGATATCGTTTATCTTGTTTTCAAGGTCAATTGACTTTCCAAAGAACTCAATAGTAATTCCTTTTGTTTCAGGCATTCGCTACTCCTTTATAAATCTCTGCATCTCATTGGCAGAGACCTTTGTTTTCTTCTTTGGTGTGCGCATTTTAGTTATTTCTCCTATGACATTGAGCAGAGTAGACCAATACTGATCTTCTGCCCATTGTAAATCGATGTGCAATGCGCAAAGTGAAGCGACCATTTTAGCATAGGAGACTACTGTTTTTTTTCTTCTTTTTTGACTTGTTTCTTGCTTACGTTATTCACATCCGTGATGCACTCTAAAGCCATCTGGATCAGACCTTTGATGAAGTTCACATCCTCTGTGGTTTTGGAATAGACCGCACTCTTGCGGAATTCTTCTGCCGTTGCTCTGTTGTTGTGGAATTTGTCTCCGTCAATCTTCACATAAGATGCACATGCAAGATTGGAAATGAACTCTTTTGAGATGATCTTTTCCAATGATTCATCAACGTTCTCAAGTTCCATCAGTTTAGCCATAAGAGGCTTCCCGGTAAGATCTTCATAAAGACCGAAACCTCTATGAAGCAATGTGAATGTGTATGTTTCTTCGGTATAGCCGTTTTCCATCAGCTTTCCGTTCTCGATAGATAATTTAGGGAGTTTAAATGTGTATTCAAATATTTTCATTCCAAAAATAAGGGGAAGCATTTCACTTCCCCATTCCTTTCCTAAAGTGCCGTTGTCGGCAATAATACTGTTGTTTTAAATGTATCGTAAGTGTTCTTGTTTGCTTCTGTTCTGGTGACATAACCGACTTGGCAAGCTGCTCCGCTATCATCTAAAACAAACTGTGAATCACTCGCATTGTAGGAGACGGTGATCTCCATTGCCGTGACTTCTTCTTCGTCTGTGGTGGTTTCCCTTGTAGGTTCGGATCCGGTTACGTTGTAGACATACCACAACGTAGTGGTGGATTCACCTGAATCGCAATCCTCTTCTTCTGTTTCAAAGAAGATGCAATGATTAGGGAAAGTTCCGGTATCTGTGACCATTCCGTTAGAATTCACATGGAATCCAAGAAACTCGGCATATTCCGAAGGAATGTATCTTAAAACGGCTTCCACAGTTCTGGCTTTAGCGCCTTTGACATTGCAATAGGTCTTATCATCACCGTAGATCGGTGTGTTTGTCTGTTCGACTTCCATCGTGCTGCTTACCATACCCGGAAGCATGACCGGAGTGCCGAACGAATAGGTAGACCCGGTAACGTTTATAGGCGCATAGCCAAAATTCTTATTACCATGAATAATTCTTCCCATGCTGTTCCTTTCTACTTGATTTCGATGTCCAGCTCGGCTTTCTTCATTTCGTTAATGAATTGAGGTTCAACAAAATCGACCGCCATCTGGATGTGCGGTTTTGCACTCGCCCATCCTACACCGCCCTTCTTGTTCGTGATCTGATGACCATTTTCAAGTAGGTGTGTTAATTGCCAATCTGTTTTATTCCAGACTTCCACATAGTATTCATTATTTTGCTTTCTGCCTTTCTTGACAGTCCAGCCGTACTTATAATGCTTACTTCTGCGAATGCCTACCGGTGATGTGGCTATAAGGTGATTTGCGCATCTCATTGCGGTTTGATCAATGATGTGATCGTACTTCAGTTTTGCGCTTATCGTTAGATCCTTACCGCCATCCCATTTTATGCTACTCACTTATGAACACCCCTATAGTAAATTGTGCTTGGTAGTACTCAAATTCTTCACTTTTGGAAAAAACCGGAGCTGATAGAAATTCGTCTTTGATGTATTTTACTAATGTTTTGCGATCTTCAAAGTCTTTTGTTAATACGGATATCTGGATCAATGACTGATAGTCTGCATTATTGTCTCTTAACATTGCGACATCGTTGATAAAGTCTAGGAAGATATAATCTTTCCCATCCATATCCTCAAGATCTCCGATGTGAACATCTACACTCAAGGGATTTGCTTTGAGGTAATCGTAGATCTCTTTCTGTGTATATGATCTCTTCATCGTACTTCCTGAATGTCCAACATCATTACTCTTCTTGTGTTCCGGACTTTTAAGATATTGTGGACTTTATAGAGTTTGCCGTCATAATTACAATACATCAGCTCATATGACTTTCCGTTTTCCTCAATATCCCCGGTGAGGTATGTAGGAATCACAAGGTTTCGACTCAAACGCATGTTTCTTTTCTGTTCGTTGTAGAAATTGACGGAGAATGTCTCCGCTTCATCACATTGAACAGTTTTTCTGATCTCCAAAGAGATCGGGGAGCCGTTTTGTGCGACTCCCTGACCTTGGTAGATCAACTCAACTTCTGACTTAATATACATCTTAAAGTATTCGCTCTTGTGATGTATTGAGCCTTGAGTCTTTCCAGATCAATGTCCAGATCCATATCACTTGCGACTTGGTAACGTACACATGTTATGTAATCGTAGTATGCCGGTGTTTGATAATCAAACGAGTTTGGCACACCTTCCGATTCTAACTTATGTATCGCACCATTGACCAATATCGTCAGCTCTGTGTTGAACAGATCGGTGTTATAGATCGGCAAAACATTTTTTACATCAGTAATAACTTGGTCTATTGTAGCAATTGCCATTGTAGACCCCCTTTATTTTTTTCTCGTTCTTTTTTCTTTTTTAGGTGTTTCGGTATCTTCTGCCTTGTCCAATGGAACAAGAACATTCCTTGCTGCTTCAAACTGTCTTTCATCGACATCGACAATAGAATCAGGATTGACAACAAGCGAACATCTGCTGATAACCTTGCACTTCATTATGCGGTCTTTCTCTTGAGGACAGCAATGGCATTCGGTCTGACAACATCACCAGCAACCAATAACTTGCCGACATACTTGGACAGATCGTCTTCTGCTTCGGTATACGGATCGTAAATGATCTCTGGAATTCTGCCAGCTGGGAAGTTCATGCGGAATGCCTTGAAGTCACCGACTAATCCATATGCTTCGCCAACAGAAGTGTTATCCCATGCCTTCAGACCGTTGGAGAACAGAACTCTGACACCGTTGATGAAGTACTGTGGTTTGCCAGCATTGTCTGTTGCGATCTGATAGATCGGTCTTTCCTGAAGATCGGTCAGACCCATGAAGTTAGCAAAGAAGGTCTTTCTGTTCATGATGACGATCGGGTCAATTGCTTCGTTGATGCTTGCCATAGCATCGTTGACGGCATTGAAGCCTAAATCTTCGGATACAGTAACCGCTAAAGTAGAAGCGGCTGCCTTTTCAACAACGTAGGTCTCTGCCTTGAGGTTGATCTGATAGATGATTTCATCAACGAGGTAGTCCATGAATAATTCATCAGAGAGGCTTTCGACTTCTGAAGTGACACGGATCCATTTCTTCAGAGTGACCGGGTTCAGGATTACCTGACCGATAGCAAGTGCTTCCTCTTTCGGTGCATCCGTATTCTCGACATGAGCATAAGCTGGTTCGGTGGATGCTTCATACGGAACGGCAACGATGCCCTTGAACTGTGACTGTGAGACTTCGTTTAAGATGCTTAAACGTTCCCAATTCGCTTCAACTCTGCCCTGAAGGTATGAAGGAATTGGAACAGTTCCGCTGTTCATCGTAGATACCAATGTTCTTAATTCGCTGGAGTCACCCTTGACGGCATTGACCCATGCATGTGCATATTCAGGAGTGCTTCTCATTTCAATGTTTTCCATTTTGTTTTCTTTCCTTTCCTCAACTTTTACCGGAGAAACTGTTTTTGCAAGAGACATTCTCTCTTCTTGTTCGCTTAATTTGTTTCTCTGCTCTGTAAGATCATTGACTTCCTTGTCAAGATCATCCGCCTCATTCGTTAATGCTTCGACTTCAGAGATCAGCTCTTCTCTCTTCTCTACATCGGAAGACTCAAACTCTTCTTTCTTTGCATTGACGGTTTCGGCAATTTCGTTCTTTCGTGCAACGATCTCGTTCATACGTTCTTCGATCATCGCACTATTTAATGCCTTTTCCATTAAGAATCCTTTCCATCCTTTCGGATTGTTCTTTTCTCCGTTTATGTTCTTCGGCTAACTCGTCAGTCATGCTTCTGGAATAAGCGGATGTGTCAGCATACGCTGGATAAGTGACCAAGCTGAAATCATAGACATGATCAATTTTCTTGATGATACGATGCTCTTTGCCGTCTTTCTCCGTCCATTCCTCACCGTCTTT